TAAAGAAGGAGAACATCCTAGAGCATATGAAGTGGCAGGTCAATTAATTAAAACGCAAAGTGAGATTGCACAAAACTTATTAGACTTGCAAGATAAACTTAAAAAGATTAAAGATGTAAAAGAATTAGGACCAAAAAATGTCACTAATGCTTTATTTGTAGGATCAACAACAGAACTACAAAAGATGATAAAGAAAAACAAAGATAAAAAATAATGGCAACTTTAGATCAATACTTAGGTAATCCTAATCTAAAAAAGGCTCACACAAAATCACGATTTACAAAGAAACAAGTAGATGAGGTGATGAAGTGTCTTGAGGATCCTAAATATTTCATAGAAAACTATTTAAAAATAGTCACGATTGATAAAGGTCTTGTACCTTTTGAGATGTATGACTTTCAGCGGAAGATGGTAGACACTTTTCACGACAATAGGTTTACGATATGCAAATTACCTAGACAAAGTGGAAAGTCAACTATCATTGTCTCCTACCTCTTACATTACGTTTTATTTAACGATAATGTGAATGTTGCGATACTAGCCAATAAATCTTCTACGGCAAGAGATTTACTAGGGCGATTGCAACTTGCTTACGAGTACTTGCCGAAATGGATGCAACAAGGCGTTCTTAACTGGAACAAAGGTTCCCTAGAATTAGAAAACGGAAGTAGGATCGTAGCGGCGAGTACATCTTCTAGTGCTGTTCGGGGAAGTACCTTTAACATTATTTTCCTAGACGAGTTCGCCTATGTACCCAACAACATCGCCGAAGAATTTTTTAGCTCAGTATATCCCACGATATCATCTGGTCAATCATCAAAGGTGATGATCGTATCTACACCTCACGGTATGAATATGTTTTATAAGATGTGGATGGATGCTGTCAATAAGAAAAATACTTTTCAACCCATCGAGGTACACTGGTCAGAAGTGCCAGGTCGTGATGAGAAATGGAAAGAACAGACGATCAAGAACACAAGTGAGGCACAGTTTCAGACCGAGTTTGAGTGTGAGTTTCTAGGTAGTATCGATACACTTATCAATGCACAAAAACTTAAAACGATGGCTGTCGTAGACCCACAAAGAAGTCCTGGTGGATTAGATATATACGAAATGCCTATCAAGGGTCATACTTATGTTATGACTGTTGATGTCGCAAGAGGTATCAACAATGACTATTCTGCCTTTATAGTGGTTGACGCAACAAAGGCACCATATAAGATAGTCGCAAAGTATCGAAACAACGAGATTAAACCTATTGTCTTTCCTAATATGTTAAAGAAGGTAGGTGACTATTATAACAAAGCATATTGTCTAATAGAGATAAACGATCTAGGTCAACAAGTAGCAGACGCAATGCAATTTGAGCTAGAGTATGATAATATGATGATGGTCACACAACGAGGTAGAGCAGGTCAGGTACTAGGTGGAGGCTTTAGTGGACGGGGCAATCAATTAGGTTTGAGAATGACAAAGGGTACAAAAAAAATCGGAACTTCAAATCTGAAAAGTCTGATAGAAGGTGATAAGTTAATTGTTCAAGACTTTGATATAATTGCGGAACTATCTACTTTTATTTCTCGTGGAAAATCTTTTGAGGCTGAACAAGGGGCTCATGACGATTTAGTGATGTGTCTAGTTGTTTTTTCTTGGTGTGCCAATCAAAGATATTTTAAAGAATTGACGAATGTTGATGTACGAGGTCAGATGTTTACTGAACAACAAAACGCAATTGAGGCAGATATGGCGCCTTTCGGGTTCATAGATGACGGATTAAACGATCCAGAGGGTAATGATAACTCATTTTTTGATGACGCAGGCGTAAGATGGTCTCCTGTGACCTATCGTAAGGGTGAGTAGTAGAAATGTGGAAATAGATAAATATCTAAAGTAAAAGGGTTATAACTAATAAAGATTAATATTAATATTAAGGAGAACTAAACATGGCTTTTCAAGTATCACCAGGTGTTAATGTGACTGAAAAGGATCTAACAAATATCATACCAGCAGTATCTACTACTTCTGGAGGTATCGTTATTACAGCAGAAAAAGGACCAGTTGATGAAATTACTACAATTTCATCTGAACAAGAATTGGCTGATACTTTTGGTAAACCGAATTCAAATAACTTCGAACAATGGTTTACAGCTGCAAACTTTTTAGGATACGGAAACAATCTGAAGGTAGTAAGACCGATTACAGGCATGGTAAATGCTGTGTCAACTGGTACTGCTGTCTTAATTAAAAATACTGCTGACTATTTAAATACTTACTATTCAGCTACAGGCGCTGGACAGGTAACAAATATAGGAACATGGGCTGCTAGAGAAGCAGGAACATTAGGAAACAATATCAAAGTTTCTTTATGTCCTAACTCTACTGCTTTTGGACCACACTCTCAAAGTGGAACTTTAACAAATGACGCTTCTGCTGCTATCGGAGATACGACAGTCACTATGGATGACGGATCTTTATTTCAAGTAGGCGATATATTAGAATTTGGTGACGCAAGTGCTGTACCATCAGCTGATGGTGCACCTTCTGGATTCTTTTATAAGATAACTGCAATCAGCACACACGTTTTAACAATCGCAAGATTCAATCCTCAGACAGGTCAAACTGAAACTGGTGGATTAAGACATGCTCTTGTTGATAATTGTAAAGTGTTAAGACATTGGGAATATTACTTTAACTTTTCTTCTGCACCAACAACAACAGATGACGTACTTGCTGCTGGTGGTTCACTAGACGAAATGCATATCGCAGTAATAGATGAAGATGGTGGAATTACAGGAACTGCTGGAACAATCCTAGAAACTTTCGAAGGTGTTTCACAGGCTACTGACGCTAAAGACGCTTCTGGTAATTCAAACTATTACCCACAAGTAATATATCAAAAATCAAAATACATCTATTGGATAGATCACATCTCAACTTTATCAGATGGTGTTGCTAAGACAGGAACAACTTTTGATAATACAGTTGGTGACGCATTTGTAGTATCTAGTACTTCACTTGCAAGTGGTACAGACGATTACACTATTACTAATGCTGAGGTTGCTACTGCATACGAAAAATTTAACGACAAAGAAAATGTTGATTTAAGTTTACTATTATGTGGACCATCTCAAACAAGTGCTGACGCAACTGGAGACACAAAAGCGACTGCTGTTATGGATATCGCAACAGCAAGAAAAGATTGTGTTGCTTTCATATCACCTGCAAGAGCAGATGTGATTGGTGTTGCAAACGCAATTACACAAACTCAAAACGTAGTAGGATTTGCTGATGGTTTACCATCTTCAAGTTATGCTGTGATTGATAGTGGTTACAAATATATGTACGACAGATACAATGACGTTTATAGATTCGTTCCTTTGAACGGAGATATTGCTGGCGCTTGTGCTAGAACTGACAGTATTGCAGACGCATGGTTTTCACCAGGCGGATTCAATAGAGGTCAAATTAGAGGTGCTGTTAAATTAGCATACAATCCTAACCAAACTCAAAGAGATGAATTATACAAATCAAGAGTAAATCCTGTTGTATCATTTCCTGGACAAGGTACTGTATTGTTTGGCGATAAGACTGCACAATCTAAACCTAGTGCTTTTGACAGAATAAATGTTAGAAGACTGTTTATCGTATTAGAAAAGGCAATATCTACTGCTGCTAAATTTCAACTATTTGAATTCAATGATGAATTCACTAGAGCACAATTTAGAAATCTAGTAGAACCTTTTTTAAGAGATGTACAAGGCAGAAGAGGTATGACGGACTTTTCTGTTGTATGTGACGATTCAAACAACACAGGCGATGTTATAGATAGAAACGAATTTAGAGCTGATATCTTTATCAAACCTAATCGTTCTATCAATTTCATTCAACTTAACTTTATTGCTACAAGAACAGGTGTATCCTTTTCTGAAGTAGCAGGCGCTTAATCATAGAGAGGAGAAAATACTATGCCAAATATTAATGAATTCAAATCTCGTTTAAGAGGCGGTGGAGCACGTGCCAATCAGTTTAAGGTAACTTTACCTTTTCCTGGTTACGCTGCTGTAGGTGGTGAAACATCTGATCTTGCTTTTTTATGTAAAGCAACTGCTATACCTGGACAAACTCTAGGTAATGTGGCTGTTGATTTTAGAGGCAGAAAACTTAATATCGCTGGGGATCGAACATTTGAACCTTGGACAATTACGGTATTAAACGATACTGACTTTAAATTATACAGAGCATTTGAAAGATGGATGAACGGTATAAACAACATGACTGACAACGAAGGTATTGCTAATCCTAGTGATTACCAAGTTGATGGTTTCGTTGACCATTTAGATAGAAATGGTAATACTTTAAAATCATACACTTACAGAGGACTGTTTCCTGTCGCTTTAGACTCAATAGGTTTGAATTACGGAACTAATGACGCTGTAGAAGAATTTGGTGTCACGTTTCAAGTTCAATATTTTGAAACAGATACGACTACTTAATAAAATAAAAGTTAAAAGGAAAATTATAATATGGTTAAACTACTTGGTTTCCAAATAACAAGAGCCGAAGATGATCTGGAGAAGCCAGCAAGTGCTAAACAAGCATTTACTATACCTTCTCCAGATGACGGTACAACAACTATATCTGCTGGTGGTTATTTTGGTCAGTATCTGGATATGGAGGTCACTGCCAAAAATGACTTTGAATTAATCAAAAGATATAGAGAAGTTGCTCAACATCCTGAATGTGATATGGCTGTTGAAGATATCATCAATGAGGTTATTATTTCTAATGAGAGGGACGCTGCTGTTTCTTTATCTTTAGATAAACTTGCTATTTCGGAAAATATTAAAACAAAAATTAGAGCAGAGTTTGATGAGGTCTTACGACTATTAAACTTTGAAGAAAAAGGTCACGATATATTTAAAAGATGGTATGTTGATGGAAGAATTTATTT